AGAATGGAGATAGCGATGACCGATAAGTCCGTATTACTATTGGTGCATGACTTACTAGGTGTTGGAACTGTTACGGAGAAGAAATATAAAACTCCATATACTGTTGGTTGGAAAAAACAATGGCGTTGGAGATGTCAACTTCGTGATGCGTATTATGTTTGTTTAATGTTGCAGCCTTACGCCCATGTAAAACTAAAACAGATTAATAAAATTATTAAACATTATTCTGATCTTGGAAGAGAAAAAATAAAAGCTAAAGTAATTGACATAGCTAATTATAAACTTAAACGACAGAGGATGAGATGACAATGTTTCATGGACTAGGTATGTTTATACTTGGTATGTTTGCTATTATTATCGGTGGTATGATTGCTTGGTATATAATTAATAAGGTGATGAAAGATGATGGAAGATAAAGATATAGAAGAATATAATAAAAATACCTGGACCCTTAAATGGAATAAACAATTCTCTTACCCAAAGAGTCAAAGAGAATTAGTCATGGGTCAAAGACACTACGCAGTAGATAATCAAAAGTTACCATCTGTAACAACTATAATATCACAGACTCAATCAAAAGAAAAGCAGGATTCACTGGCCAATTGGCGTGCTAGGATAGGTGAGGATGAAGCACAAAGGACCATGGATCAAGCAGCTGCCCGTGGAACAGCCATGCATACCCTTTTAGAACGCTATTTGCTGGGCCAAAACCACGCTGATTTAACGGATATAGGACAAGAGGCTACCACCATGGCCCAAAAGGTCATTGATGAGGGTATAAAGGGCTCTCTGGACGAAATATGGGGGTCTGAGGTTACGGTTTGGTATCCAGATCTATACGCAGGTCAGACAGATGTGGTGGGTGTTTATAATGGACGCGAAAGCATAGTGGATTTTAAGCAAACAAACAAGCCTAAACGTAGGGAGTGGGTGGAGGATTACTTTGTTCAATTGGCTGCCTATGCCATGGCCCACAATCATATATATCATACCAGAATACAATCTGGAGTGATTCTAATGTGCAGCAAAGATGGGTATTTTCAAAAATTTGAGGTGTCTGATGAGGAATTTAGGCAATATATGTACAAATGGTTGTCCAAAGTTGGGCAATACCACTCTCAAAAGTCTGTATAGACTTTTTCTCTAGGAATAAAAAAATAAATTTTTATTTTCAAAACCATGTTACAGGCCCATATATGTTACAATGTTAAATAAGCATTGATATAGGCTACTTATTTAAGATAAAATTGTAACATCACCATGTTACACGTGTTACAATGCGCATATTTATTGATTTTTCAAATGTTACAATTTTTCCGGGGCGCGCGTATGGAAAATATTTTTTTGTAAAAATGTCCCTAGAGAAAAGTTCTATACGGTGTATATTGAGGCATGCCCAGGAAAAGAAGAAAAGCCATGATGACAGAGACAACCACAGATATACCTTATCCAAAGGTGAGAGTTGAGTGGGTTGATTGTGTATCTGATAGTGGTTGGGCCACTGATAAAGAATTTGATAAGATGAAGTTGGCCATGCCTGTGAATGAGGGTTGGTTGTATTCCAAAGATAAGACCTCGATTAAAATGTTTGCAAGTTATGATAAGGATGATGACGGAATTACTTTTGGTGATCGGACGATGATTCCTCGTTCTTGGGTAAAGAAGATAACTCGTCTGTAATTATCTCTGCATCTTTGTCTATAATTGGTTGATAGTGTTTCAAAGCTTCTATAACTTTTGCATCTATCTCTTCTTGTGATGATCCCTCGTGTTTATGTAAATGTATCTGTTGGTTGTTGTAATATCCAGCAGCTTTTCCACGTGAAACTTCCATATTACCTGCTGCGGTCCAGGCTTTGTTTTCCCTAAACTCATCTCTAAGTTTACCTAACTCTACCATATGTCCATCAAAACTTATGTCGTATTTCTTTAATAACTCTGATCTTCTTTTACCTATATACTCTACAACAAGCGGATACTTTTTAGGATTCTGTAGTTCCGAAGCTCTAACATAAGCAGACTCTTCATCATAACCAGCTAAAACTGCACACTCAGTCGCTGTCTTTCTACCTTCGTTAGCTATGATTAGATTGGCAAACTTTAATTGTTTTTCTGTTAATCTTTTTGGTACTCCCATGGTTGAAATATATAAAATATAGGATATATTGCAAGTAAGAATGAATGGAAAGTTATTAAGTCAAGTATTGGATAAGATGATGGTATCCCCCTCTGCTCAAAATGCAAGGGTGCAAGTATGTTTACCTGACGGTAAATTTTATGATGTAACTTCTTTGCAATTGTTAGAGAATAAAATTATAGGTCACCGTGAGAGTCATAGATTGGTGTTTACGGTCAAGGCTGAATCCTGGAATATGGGTAAAGTTTTGAAGAAGATTGGTGACTAATTTTAAACCACACTTACTCTGAAAATTACTCTAAAAAATGCAGAAGAATGAGTCTAAATTTTGGAAGCAAATCAGAGAACATAAATGTGAAATAAGCTGGACTAGGCTTGAGAATTCTGCTGCTCATGGCACGCCAGATCTGTTGGGATACAACAAATATAATAAATTTTTTACTGTTGAATTAAAAGTAAGTTCGAGTAAGTTTCCGAGGCTATCACCACACCAAATATCGTTCCATATTAGACATTCAAAAAACAGTTTCATCATGGTAAAATACCTGCCAAAGGCCCTTGAGCCTTCTGGCATAAAACTTTATGAAGGGACCGCGGTGCGAGCGCTTGTGGGCGGGGCCCTCCCTATGCCTACGCCTGTGGCTTGTGGCCTTTCCGCATGTTGCTTGTTCCTTGAAAATTTAAAATAGGGCACAGCGCTAGGTGTAGCCTCGGGTTCACCATTTGCCGAGCATTTTTGTTCCTATTAATCCTTCGGTGGTTTTTAATAACCTACTTGCCGAGGAGTTTCGCAGGTGGCACTACACCGTAACTCTATCACGCTTGAGCACATTGCTCGATCAGTATTCTGATCCCAGGTCCAGCGTGTTTCACTTTAGGCTAATTTACACTGGACCAGGGATCAGAGGTTGGACTAGTCGTGCACTAGAACGCCCACCCCTGATCAGGTACCCCGAGCTTTGACAAATTTATCGACCGGAAAAGCTCGAAACGAGGTCAGTGTTTGCCAGAGGTGTCCGTGGATTAACTTAACAATACAGTCCTACAATATCCTAGATCCAAGGTTCTGTCAAATAAAAAAATAAAAAAACTTTCAACTAAAAAGTGATTGACACAAGATGTAGTGTGGCGTGCATGTGGGCGGGACCCTCCCTATGCCTGCTGCCTGTGGGTTGTGCTTGTGGGCGGGGCCCTCCCTGTGGTTAGTGCTTGTGGGCGGGGCCCACCAAAAAAAATAAAAAACAAAAAAGAATGGCCCTCTTGCGAGGGCCATTGGTCGTTTAGTTTGAAGCTATTTGAAGTAAGTTGTTAGGAATGGCTAGTCGTATATCTGCGGTTGCCATTTCTTTTTGAAGCGTCTTAACTGTACTGTTAATGTCACCACCAGTATGAATGATAACTCTACAATTATCACGCTTCTCTTGAAGGGCGTTATATATCTTATGACCCTTCTTGATATGCTCTTCTGCTTCTTGAAAGCATATATCATCGAGCTTATTGGTAAAGTATTCAACGCCATCTTCCTTAGGGCTGAAGTTATCAAAGTGCTCGTTCCATTGTCTAGTCTTGGCCAATCTGTTTAATTTATTGCTAATACCTTCTGCAATATCATTGACCTTCTGCAATAGTTTTGCTTCTACCATTGATTTAGACCTTATGAAGTTTAAATACTCATCATTTGCTTTTTTAAGTACCTTCAACTCCTTATCCACGCCACATGCCTTAGGGAATGACGCTTTGTTTTTTTGAGACAGCTTATCAGCTTCCATGTGGATTTCTGAACTTACTGCCTTTTCTTTGTCGTTGAACTTGTCTCTAATTAACTCTTTAAAGAATTCAAGCTCGTTGCTTCTTATTGGTTTCATAACTACTCCTTTTGTTATTAGTTATAGGATTATCCTACATTATTATTTATAGGATAAAATAGGACATACTGACGCACCGAGAGAAGAGCATGTGGGCGGGGCCCACCCTAAAAAAATAAGCGCTGATCTAGGATCAGCGCTTACTAATATCTACCACGGCATACAATCTAAACAATATCTTGGATCAAGCTTCGATGTCCAATCAGGTCTGAGAGTGCTGCTACATTTCTTGGCACGGCATTCAATACGAACTTTATCTTCGTCTTTCCAACCATCTGGAGGAGCATTCTCCTCATTTAATTTTTTTATTAAGTTATTTATTTTCATAGCTTCACCTCATACTCTAACCACCCATTGCCCTCATCAACACCTTTTAAAAAAGCGTTTAATTCAGTTTGAGTTTCAAACTCATATGTTTTTTTATTAAGTCCCTCTTCAATGGGGTCTATTCCTTTCACAGCTTCTGTGCCAAAGATTATAGTTATTTTTTTTTTCATATTTATTTGTCCTTTCTACTTGACATTATTAACAGGAAATCCTATATTGTCAATATGAAAGGAGGAATAATTATGATGGAAAATACACATTCTACTTTTTTAGTATTAAGAATAAGTGAAGACAAAGACAACGGCAAGACAGAAATTGATGTTGTTGAAAGTTTTGATCTTATGGTAAATGCTAAAAAATACATCGATGCAAAGGATACGATTGAGAGAATGACTCCGAGATTTGCTTGGAAACACACTCAATATAAAATTCAACAAGTTTTTTACAAGTCCTTTGTCGATGTAGAGAAATCTGCATAGTTGTAAAAAAGCAATGGTGTTGCCGAAAGGCAACACCAGCCAGAGAAGAGCATGTGGGCGGGGCCCACCCTTTTTTTATTTTTTTAAAAAAATAAAAAATAATTTGACATAAAAATATTTTCATATAATATCCTATATATTAACAAAGGAGAAAGAA